CTGCACTTTCTTCGATTTAACTTCTTTATCAAGTAACTTATCTAAGAACTGTGTGCCACGCTTTTGATTGTAATCGTAATTTATATTTTCTAAAATATATAAATCTGATTTGGTTTGTTTTTTGTTAAATGCTTTAAGTGCATCTTGCGCTTCTACGTACTCTGGCTCAAAAACTGTATTAGAACTAACACAATTGTAATTGTACTTCTCCATTAACACCCATCTAACATCGTGTAACTTACGTTGTTCGTTATATAATTCTGTGTAGTAAGTAAATGATGCTTGTCTCCATGTTGCTAAGAAAGTGTCGATTGCTTGTGTGTTTTGCATTTTTGTAATTCCTTTTTTTATTCTTATACTGCGTATTATACCATAAAAAAGTGATTTGTGCAAGTATATTTTACATCAACACAATAAAAAAGCACCCCGAAGGGTGCTTTGTGATAGGATTTTGGATAAAATTAGAATATTTTCAAAAGAATTAGATTCTCATTGAATCTACCTGACGTTTTTATCTCAACTGCCTTAATATTCTTAAAAAACTTCCTAGTATTTGGTTTACTAGACTTCATGAACTCTTTTAACTGTTCTTTTGGCTTCCGAAGGGTCTTAATACATGACTCAGATGCGCTAAATCCAATGATTGAACTGTTTTTAACAGTTAGCCCACCTGATAACTCATCTGCCTTGTAATAGTGTAATTTTCGCTTCTTAGTGTCGTACACAAACATCTCTTTAGACTCAGGAATTTTAGTTGGTGATAAACTCTTTAACCCCAACTCACTAAACTCTTTCATGTACTTCAATTTACCTACCAATTTAGCAATAGGTACTGCTTTTCGCTTTGGTTTCGCTCTAGTTGACTTCTTGTACGTCACATAACTATGTAAATCATGTATCACCAATTCACAGAACTTAATTAGATTACGTATTTGTAACTTACCAAAATTACTGTACGATTCTAGTAAGTCTTTATCTTCCGTGGTTTGCAATTCTTCGTATTCTTTCTTTTGCTTCTCCCACGGGTCAAGCAATAATGAAACATGCTGTGGTAACATCGTCGACAACATTAATGTGCCAATTGGTTTAATCTTATGCTTTGCTTGAACACCATCACTGATGTAATCATCTAATAAACCTTCCAAATCCCCACCAACAATCATTGCTTTCATCTGCATGATTTCTTGAACGTTTGGTTTCTTTGGGGAATTCTCTATTTTCTCATCATTAGTTTTTTTCACTTCTTTTGCGACGACAACCAATCTATCTATTTCGGCATTGATGGTATCAATCTCATCATCCAACAAAATGAAACCATTCATTGACATCTTTATAATCCATGCAACACTTTTATTGAATTGATGGTCATGTACTTTTTTGATTAAGTTAATATTTGGATTTTTATTTTTAGTTAGGTATTCACATACCATCACCTTTGCTTCTTTGTATCCATTGAAGTAATTGTAGTAATTAAACGTTTTAATTTTGACGATACTTCTATCATCATCCAATGGTTGTGATGTTTCATCCCACGATGGTTCGGCACCAATGCCCTTTTGGTCTAATGTTTTTCCTCTTGCCATTCTTGTATGTGTAATTTTAAGTTTATTTTAGTAATTAGTTATCAAAATGTAATATTTTATGCAATTAATCCTACAATAAACTCACAATTTAACAAAAATGGTAAGAATAGTTCTGCATAAATACATGAATAAGAATTCATTTACATGATATGCCTAGATTAAGTTTATACCGCCAAAATAAAACGAGTGATTACAGATTCTTAGATAGAACTATCGCGGAAATGTACACGGTTGGTGGCATTGACATATTCATACACAAATATTTAGGTCCAACTCCGACAGGAGATGCTACTATATCACCAAGTGCTGAAAATTTCGATGCTACCCAACCAGGGTCAACAACAACAGACCCTACCTTTATTGAAGATTTATTACTTCTTGAAAACAGAGACAGAAGTTATGATTCCGATGTGTACCAAATGCGTGGTGTTTATAATATCCAAGATATCGACTTCGATTTAAGTCAATTCGGCTTATTCCTACAACAAGATACTTTATTCATTACGTTCCATTACAATAACATGATTGATACAATGGCACGTAAGTTGATGGCTGGTGATGTTATTGAAGTTCCCAACTTAAAAGATTTTCACCCACTAGATACATCTATACAAACTGCATTGCCGAAATTGTATGTAGTGCAAGATGCATCATTTGCCAGTGAGGGTTTTAGCCAAACATGGCAACCACACTTATGGCGTGTTAAAGCGACTCCACTAGTAGGTAGTCAAGAATACAAAAGTGTTTTGGATATATATGCCAACCCTGCTGATGCGGATGGAAATATATGCGATAGTGTAGATAGTATTAATATAACCGTCGATAGTGATTTATTCACAGCAGATGATTATTCTGCGGGAACAATTAACGACTTAATAAGCACACATAATAAGAATACAGAAATTAATGAGGCAATTGTAACACAAGCAGTTGCTGAGTTACCACTTAGTGGTTACGATGTTAGTAAATTCTACATAGAACCTGTCGGGGGTGATAATATTCCCGATGATAGTCATGGAGTCTCGGTTGACAACACGTTGCATACTGCTGACTCGGACAAAACCAAAGCAGACAAGTCATCAATAACACCTGTCGCCAATGGTTGGTTAACCGGATACCTAACAGGTAACTCACTACCACCAAATGGCTTACCCGTCACACCAGGTACTGTATTTCCATCGAATGCATTAGTAGGCGACTACGTACTTCGTTTAGACTACTTCCCGAATAGATTATTCAGATTCGATGGTAACCGTTGGATTAAAGTAGAGGATAACGTAAGAACTAACCTAACTCCTGATGCATCAGATAATAAGACTCAGCGCAATAAGTTCGTAAATAACACAGATACACTAAGGACTAAAGAGCGTGGGGATATTCCTACACTACAAGGACTTAGTGATTTATTACGTCCTTCGGCAGATAATTAGAGAATAACATGGCAACACAATTTCATTACGATGCACAAATTAGACGATTTCTATTACAATTCACTAGAATGTTTAGTCATTATCAAGTGGAGTACGGCAAAGACGACAGTGGCAATCCAACATATCTAACTGTACCCATTAGATACGGTGATGCGTCAAGACAAGTACAACATATCATTCAAAACAACTCACAAAGTAGCATTTTAAATGTTCCTATGATGTCATTTCATATTAGTGGGTTAACATATGCTAGAGATAGAGTACAAGACCCACAATTCGTAGGTAAGATACAAGTTAGACAACGTGAGTACAATAGTAGCACAGAAACATACGAATCAACACAGGGAAATGCATTCACTGTTGAACGTGCGATGCCTTCGCCATATGATTTAAATATATCATTGGATATATGGACTAGTAATACTCAGCAGAAATTACAAATAATTGAGCAAATATTACCACTATTTAATCCAAGTTTAGAAATACAAAGTACGGACAATTACTTAGATTGGACTAGTTTGAGTGTAGTTGAATTAAATGATGTTAATTGGAGTTCACGTTCGGTTCCTGTAGGAACAGATGAACCAATAGATGTTGCTACATTACAATTCACAGTTCCTATATGGATTAGTTTACCTGCACGTGTTACTAAGATGGGTGTGATTCACAAAATCATATCTAGTGTGTTTGATGACAACGACATTGCCAATTTTGACCCATTGAATAGTGATGATATACTACTAGGAACAAGAGCAAAAATTACACCACATGGTTATCAACTATTACTAATAGGAAACCAACTACAGATTCTCAAAGCAAATGATATAGAAAACGTTAAAAATACATCATTCGACCCAATCACAACACAAGTTAGTAATATTAGTTGGAAAGCGGTAGTAGAGGAATACGGTGAACTTAAAAGCGGTATTAGTCAAATGAGATTAACAAACGATACCACAGGCAATGAGATAATAGGAACAATTGCATTTCATCCAACGGATGACAATATTATGCTATTCACTGTTGATGTTGATACCGTTCCCGCGAATACAGTATCAGCAATTGATGCAGTTGTGAATCCTTTGCGTAGTGGACCAGGTGTGCTTACAGGAAAAACGACATTTCCAAGTGCTATCACAGGACAAAGATACTTATTAACCGAAAGTACAGGGGATGTTAATAATCCAGCAAATGACGTTGCTACTGCTTGGAAAGGTACAAATGATGTACAATTAATTGCAAACACAAATGACATCATTGAATACAATGGTTCTAATTGGGATGTTGTGTTTGATGCAAGTGACTTATCTAATAAAGATTACGTTACAAACATAACAACTGGGTTGCAATACAAGTGGAATGGTACACAATGGGTGCGTTCGGTAGAAGGTGTTTATCCAGGTGGTGAGTGGAGTTTAGTATTATAAAAGAAGCAGTTGGTGTATGGTTTTTTGCACAAAGTACACAGCGTTATCTGTACTTGTTACGCAATGACATAAAGTATCCAGAACGTTGGGGATTGCCAGGTGGAAAGGTTGAAGGGAATGAAACCTTAATGGATGCAATTACCAGAGAATGCACAGAGGAAATGGGAGATATACCAACGTACACTAAACTAATCCCAATAGAAAAATTCACAAGTCCAAATAATAACTTCTTCTACCACACATTTTTCTGTTTATTAGATGACGAATTTATTCCTGTGTTAAACCATGAGCACATTGGATATGCTTGGATTAATAAAGGAGCCATACCTAAACCATTGCACCCTGGATTATGGGCGACATTGAAAATAGACGAAATCTATCAAAGAATTAAAACTGTAGAGGAACTGTACTCTTAAGAAATATCAGCGTACGAAACGTACTCTTGTATTGTCATAGAATCTACATTTGGTAGGTACTTCCAACTTTCTGGCATGGCTCCGAACTTACGAACATGATGAAATTTCACAGTTGAGTAAGTTTTCATAACTTCATTAACTGAATTAATCATCTTTGTTTGTTCTATTGCACTATCATTATATTGGTCATACCCAAATAGAAATATTTCCTTGTGCTCATCAAAACAAGCAAGCCATACAGCAGTAGCATGCACTGTTGTCCTAGTGCTTTGTGGAATTAAATAAAATGCACCTTCGTTGTTTAAGCACCCACTTGTAGAAGTATAAACAATATTATCTTCATCGTAACCAACTTCTTTTAGTTCATCTAATGTATCTTGTCCAAGTGCTACTAAAAAGTCACATTTAAGTTTCTTATAGACATCCTGTACTCCGTACACTTGCATACTAAGACTACCTAGCAATCCACCGCTATGTCCTTCTAACCGATTTAATAAAAACCCTTCAATACTTGTTCCATCCGCAATACATGTTGCTCTGTCACTAACGTGCTTGTTTAAAATTGGATTTTCTATCCACTCACGTTCTTGTTCTTTCTTGCCGTTTTTATAGATTGTATTAGTGATTACAAATTCACCATCGTAATCACTGCGGTAGTGTTCTTCAATCACTTATCTTGCCCCCACTACAACTTCTATTATATCTTCATCATTTGTGTTTTTATTTTCTAACGATTTTCCAATTACAGAACCAGTTGTTGGATTATGATTTTCATTCCATACTACACCAACGCCACTAACATTACTAGAAACAATAATGTCTCCTTTCTCAACTACTCCAATAACTCTACATGGAACACGACCTTGTAGTGCAACGGGGACAATATATTCACCATTACATTCACTATTCATTAAGTAAGCAGGATTGGACGATACCACTGTATCTGTGCTTTCGTCCCAAATTAATGCTGTATTGGTGTTGTCCCCACGTTCAAAAACAATACCAATGTCGTTTGTGTTGGTACCATGCGCAGAGTTATTTAAAACAATTAATTCATCGTCAAATGCTGTAGTTGTTGTTTGAAATTGTCCTAATCTTGGTCTAGTTAAACCCATAGTTTTTTAATAATTCTAATACTGATGTATTTATTAAAAATAAGGACAAAGGGTATCACCACCTTATCTCTTGAGGAGAGAATAATTCTTGGGGGAGAGTGGTGATACATTTTTATTTATACATTGACGTGTATCACACCAAAATTCCACGAGGTGTCAAAACTTGCTTCGCCGTATTCAACATTATCACCAACTATAAATGGGTTTTTTTTACCAGCGCGATTTATAAACCCACTATTCGGTTTTGGTTGTACGTAAGCCATTGGTACCTCATTTACCAAGAAATTAATGCGAGATTTACCATACTTTTCCATTGTTATATCAGTAATATCTTCAGGAAGCATCTGCATTGGTTGATGTTTAAATTTTTTTCCATTAGAACTTATTGTGATAATTGAGCAATCAATGGTGGTATTAGCGTGATATCCAGCCTTTAGAATTTCTATTTTTTCTTCCAATGGTTTATTATCCCAATCAATAATAACCTTATCTCTTATAAAATCAATAAAATTATCAACAGCATCAACATCTCGCGTTCTATCCCAAGTTGTGTATTTACTGTTTGGTAAATACATGCACTTACCTCTTTTCACATCCATCTCTACAAGGTATGATGGCAAGACTTTTGAATATTCTTTGTAAATATCTTTTATACTTTCGATAGTTAAAAACTTTTTACCAGATGGACTGTATGTGTTGTGATTGTTATACTTTACAGAAAATCCATGTATTATCTTATCGCCGTTGCATATCAGAACATCAGAAGGTCCACCCAATAAATCATTCTGCGTTGCCATAAGTGATACATAGTAATTCGGTAGATTTTTCCATTGTGCAACAAGTAACGAAATACTTTCATCCATAAGATTAATAGAATCCATTATTTTATCAGTCTGTGGATGGATATTAATAACCTCATTCAAGAACTCAGTTTGCTGTTGTTTACCCATAAACATATACGCAACTGCAAACTCATACCGAATACCAGTGTTTACATTTGTTGCTAATTTTTCATAGTCATTTTTATATAACATTCTAAGTTTCGTTTATGAAATTTAGAATATTTATATGTCATTTTTGGCAGACGATAAAAAAAGGCTTACCGAAGTAAGCCTTTTAATTACTTGTATAACAGGAACCTAAATTCCTGTTATAACTAGTAGAATTTACATTCTACCAATAACTACTTCAATAACACCTTCG